ACTTGAAAACACATAAAGATAAACATTTCCTCTCTCAATACCCTCGTCTACATCTAATAAAACGGTTGAACTAAAATTTACTTTCAGAATTCTTCTGCCCTCTTCGTCATATAAATCATCTTGATAATCGCCGTCGCTTATCCTATCAGAAATTCCATCGCCCGAGTCTAAAGTATAAATCTCATCGTTAGTAGTAGAATCGGACGATATTCTGTCAATAATTAATTGCTTCTTGAATTGTTTTCCAGCACTAGATAGGATTACTGCATATATATCTGTTTGTTCAATGTTTGCTTGCACATCCTCAACATTATAATCATCCGATATAAGAAACAAAAGAGAACAATGAATATTTAACGTTACCTGTTGAGGTCGGTCTACTGGCAGCGCTTCGACTACTTCAATGCTCTCAATATATGGATTGGGGAGGTATTCACCCAGATCTTGTATAACGTCACCCTTTAATGCTATGTTTGACATATCTCTGCCTCCGTTTCACTACCATAAATATCATAAAACAAGTCTTCCTGTGTGGTTGCACTGCAATCAAAGTCAAGATCGACCAAGAAACTTTCTTTGTTAAATTCTGATGCAATCTTGCAAGCGGTCTCGGCATCTATTTCTCCGTCAACATAGACAGAGAATAGTTTTTCAATTGCATCGTTTGTTAATTCTGTTGTTATAGGCTCTACAGGATTTGCTGCAACCATGAGTCCATCAACAATTTGCTCTTGTATGTTTTGAAAATATTTTCTGTTTAGCCTTTCGCCATTTGATGTTGAACCATCCTGTACTTCGAACACTTCAATATCAAAATTTTCATTTAAGACTTCTGTATTTGCCTCTTCAACATAAATTAGGGGCTCGGCCATTTCCAAATACACCACTTTACCGTCTGCAAACGTTCTGCTAACAACTTCTAAATCTCTATCAGTAGATGTGTTGAAGGTTCTTTGTGTGTATTCTTGCCTGTCAGCAATTTTTTTATAATAATTTGCTGTGATATTTACTTGTGGTATTCTTGTATTATTAATGGTGTCTACTTCTGACGATGAGCTAATATCAGATCTCAAAGATATGACCTTCCATGAAGGGACTTTTTGTTTATCTTCTCCGACAAACGAATCACCAATTATTGAATTAAGCCTAAATTCATCAATTCTTGTTGTCTTTTGAATTGGTGTCACGTCGGAGGGGAAAAAATTCATCTCTGTATCTGGAAGATCATTCTTTCCAACCTCTTCAAACAAAACTAAAGATTCTAGATATTGCGTTTCTTCTTTGATTCTTTTTTGAATTTCGTTTTGTGGCTCGCCAGTTCTACGAAAATAGGCTGAATCATATACTACGTTGTCATCAATAAATGTGTAATATGTCGGCTTAAAGTTTCCAATTGAAAGCAGATAGTTGCCGTAATTTGTCAGCTTGAAATCAATGACCTGTTCTTTTTTATTTAAAAATTTACTCATGTCATATCACCCGGTAGGTCTATTGTACTTAGTGCTCTGTCGATAATGATATCTTCTGCGGCACTTGTTATCTTACTATTGTCGATGGTTTTGGGAATTTTGGTTTTTGCTATCTGTGCTGATGTATTGACCATTTCTACTTCGTTATCCATGAGAACCTCTACATCCATATTGACCATCTCAACAAAGGATAAGTAATCGTATGGCCAATTGTATTCCACTTGGTATCCTGACGTAGAAGTATCTGCGCCCTTAGTTCCTACTTGGCGATATATCTTATTCTCATACTTTGACATGCTACGCTGCTTAACCTTGAAGACCATCCAACGCAAGTTTTCATTTTCAAGAATATCTTCTGGCTGTAGTAATTCGTTATTCGCAAGAGTATGAGAAGCAGTTTGGACTTTCTGTTCCATCTTCTTATAACCTCTTGGTGCAAGGTTCTGCCAAATGTAAGATAGATCATCCTTATCAAATTCATATTCAAACTCAAAGAAGTACATAACAAGAGGACTCTTCTTTTGATCCGACAAGAAATCAAAGTCTGGTGGTAACACATAATCTTTAACGTTCTGTATTAGGTCTCTAATTGAATCTCCAGCAGAAGATTCTGCATCGCCCTTGCTGGTTCCTACACTTAGCGCGGCATCTATTCTTTCTCTTGGGATTGTAAAGAACTGCTTTTGTTCTGAAGTTGTTTCTTGTCCCGCAACATCCCCGCAGCCACCATTTGTCGTTGTTATATATGGAACAGCGACGATTGCTTCCCTAATCGTCTGTGAATCTTTAAGCTCACCGAGTCTTGCTGAGGAATCTTTAAAGCCGAAAAGATCAGTCAAGGATTCCATATTTTTATACAAGCCTTCGCCATTAGCATCAGCGTCTTGATTATTATATATCGAATCTAAATTCACAGCTTGTTGGTGGAATTGTAGCCAGTTTGTTGGTATGTCTTCTATTTCCAAAAAGATTCCTTTATTCGCCTCTTCGGGAATGTTACCAAACTGGTGCCACATTCCTCTTGGGACCGACTCGGATCCATATGTTGGGTTCAGCGAATACCCATTGACAGTTGTTATTTTGTTAACACCTTCGTCATTAAAGTTAAGCATAGGTGTTTCTGCCTTGGGCTGAATTACCCATCGCTGTGCAACAGTTGTGTTCCGCTTGGTTTTGCCGCCAGTTATATCATTTGTTTCTTCAAAAGTAATATTTTCGATTCCAAACATGTTTAAAACAGAATCTAATTGCATTGCGTTTTGATTTACATTGTTTGCAGAATATATGGTATTTGCTTCAGCCGGCATTAAGCCGCGTGTTGGGTAGCCCTTATCCACTCTTAAGTAATTTACTTTTATTTCTGATAGGATTTCTTCCAAGGTATATTTCTTTGTGTGATCGGGATAAAACACAAGATCTGCCCAAGATTCACCATGATAATAGGGAGGAGTAAAAGACCAGTTATATCCAACAAGCGAGTCCAATGAACCACTATTTTCTTTAATGCCGGTGTCTGCTCTCCCCCAGATTGCTGGCCCAAACGCCGATGGGCGCGAATACATCGTAAAGGTTTCTTTAAAGGTCGGGGTGTTTTTTGGATCTTGCGGAATTTGTATGGAGCTTGTACCATAACCAACTGAAGAGCTTACTCTTAGTCCGCCAATAGCAAATCCACTTGTTAAGTTATTACCGGAGTTGCCCGCGTTGTCAAAATCATCTAGGTAGGTTCTTGAGCCCTTGGTGGAGCGTCGTATTTTCAACCTAGCACCATACACTGAGCCAGATTCAAAGGACAAAGTACCTTCAACAATTCCAGACTTAAGTGTTGTGTATTCAGAATCTTTTAAGAAAAAGTCAGCCACTTCTGCGAAAAAGTTGTTTGACATTTTTTTGAAAGTTGGGTCGCTAGAGGGCGCCACAAGTGAGGCTGTTGCATTTAAACTAGCTGATGGGTGAGGCTCCATATCAAAAATCTGAAGTTTGGACATGTGCCTATCTGGATCTAGAATTGTCTCAAATGGCAGCCTTTTGTCCCAAAATACGCCACCAGAGTATTCCTCTCTATGCCCATTTGGCTGATCAGTCACACCTCGGAGAGCATATATATTCGTCCCGGCGGGGTTTACTATTGTTTTCTTTGGAGTCGTGATTACAGGAAAATCAACAGAGATGCCTGATTTGATTGTATTGTAAAGGATGCCGGGTGCAAATAGGGGCTGTAAAAGTGGCCTTAATAATGAACCATTATCATCTATAGCAGTCCTGCCAGATACTGCTGGAGCCCCATAGCCATTAGCCGATATTGAATCTTTATATGATTCAGCAAATTGTGACACCATATCAATGGTTCTCTGTGCAGGATAGAATCCCTTATATGGATTAAAGCGTGTCACAGCCTTACATATCAATCTTATTTCTTTTGGAGTGGTATCTGTTATCTCTGAAATATTTGCAAATTCTTTCAGGAACTCTGAGTTTGAAAAATCCTTATAGAATCCTGGGTCATCACTATCGTGAGTGGTCCCAACTACCTCAAAGGTGTCTGTTAATCCAGCAGCATTTGGTCCTGATTTTAAGTAATCTGCAACCTTTTCGCTAATTCTAAATTCAGGAACTATGCCATGATCTTTCGATATAAGTTTTAGTTCAGACTTATAGTCTGCATAACTGTTGAACCACGGCTCTGATGAATCGAAAATAAATGTCGGGGTCGTTCCTTCATAATTTACAAAGCCTGCCTTTTCGCCAGCTTGCCATTTAGCCTCCCCTCCACGTACAGATATTGGATGACTTGTTAAGCTTGTGTGAGAGCTACCAGTTTCGGCAATCTTAACACCGGACGGCGATACAACAGATTTGTAAGTTGTTAGGAGATGCTTTCTAGAGTAAAGCGCGGAGGGCGATAGAGCCCCTATTATTACAGAGTCTGATGGAGGTCCTGGCACATCATCATAATAATGGAAGTATGTATTCTGCAACTCACCGCCACCGATAGTCTTTAAATCTGCCGGCCCTGGCGGGGCGGCGCGAGTAAGAAAATCGGGAGGAGCGTCTAGCACCCAAGAGCTTTGATTTACATCTACATCAAATGAATTAACAAGAGTGTTTCCAAGTGATTCCCTATCATCTTGTGTGTTTCTCCAGTAGAGATTATCATAGTCGTCTCTGAAAGTCTTTTCGCCATTGAAAGAATTAATTTGAGATGGGAAAATGTTTTCCGAGTATAACACCCAATTAAGTGATGTAGTCGGGCTTTCATTAATCATCTGAACCATATCTTCAAGATGGGTTCTTCTATCCGCAGCAACAGCGTTCAATGTACTATTTCTATCCGCGAGCATTGGGTCGTTAAAGCCTTGCTTTAGGTTGTTGTATGTTGCTTTTATGGTTGTGCCAAGTCTTGGCACAAAGGTCGAGCCCTGGGGTGATGTGCCGGTATTTTTATAAATGTTAAGATATACTGGCCTGCCTGACATGTTAACAGGAGACATATCGTAGGATTTTATTAGACCTGTTTGGGGATCGATGGAACTTATTTTATTTTCTTTCTTCTCTATTCTTATAATCGGATGGTCTTGTTGTCTTGTGCCTGTCCAGTTCCAGCCATACAAATCGCCCCTACGGATCAGCAATGCGTTTAGCCTACGATGCATGGGCAGCGAGGTTAACAATGTTCTTCTAAGAGTATTCAATCCTAAAGTATTCATTGCTGAACCTGTCCCATCTCTCACTAACAGATTCAATCTTGTTGTGTTCTGATAAATTGGTGACCCTGGATCAGAAGCAGTCACATATTCAAAAAATGGCACATATGAGTCACCTATTCTATAATATGGTGCTTCGGGTGGAGGCGTTTTTTCGCGAGTTTTCATAAATCCAGCGTATCTTGGATCGGCGCCGTCCATATGTATTATGGAGTGCGAAATCCAACTATACTGCCTATCAGATCTGGGTATTTGGTGTTGAACATTTAAGTTATCAAATTTTTGCTCAACTGCGGGACGGCCTTCATCAATTGCCACTGGCTTATTGTTTCTATGAACCCTATGAAACGAAGGACTTTCATTATCTGATGAGCCGGGATCGGGCACCAAAGTTGAATCGCGGAAGAACCTTCCAGAATGGCGTGCGGAAAGATTCATCAAACCGAAGTCTCGACCGGTGTGGTCAAAATTCCTGATCCCCGTGGTTTCGGAAGCTATGGATGACGATACCCCCTGGAATGACCTTCTCACAGTGAGATTTCTAGCGTTCATGGCATTATAAACTGAATAGTCGCTTGATCTAAAATCTTGGTATCCTCTTGTCATAACCTCAATACCACCGGGCGCAGCAAATCTTGAAATTATTACAGACTCCCCAGAGGCACTGTGGAGGTAGCTCACTGAATAATCGCCATTAAAATCAGTATGTCCAAGTTCTGTTCTATTAATATCAAGAATGGTTCTAGCAGATGTTGCAAAACGTGTTTGGGGGGTGAAAGTATTTTCTGGCAGGATTGGTTGTGATTCTATAAATTGTCTTGGATTTGAAAAAGACCCAACAGAATTTACAACATCGTAATTATGATTGTAATTCCCAAGAACAGTAGAGCCGGTGCGGTGGCGTATATTTTTTATATTCACAGGTCTTTTTGCGACCATGTCCCTGTATAAGAATGCTTTCTGGGCACCCGTTAAAGGATACGGAGTGACGCCGACCTCATTCGCTTCTGGGTATGGATAGTCAGCGCCGACCATGCCGATAGCACCAGTTAATACATCACAATTTTGCCCAAGCAGTATCTTCCAGCCCTCTGGTCTGGTGAGATACGAATCATTGCCCTTGTTAATTCCAACGTGTCTATATTGCAAGCCGCCGACCACATGTTCTGTGAATGGTCCCTGCATTGGTTTTTCCATATCATTACCATAAACATCATTGTGAACATTTACAATTTGAAAATTAGATGACACTAACTCTGCAACTTGCTTATTATACCCGGTCTTAACGGACGAACTAATAATATTAAACGGGAAGGCTATATCAGATTTGATATTTTTATAGCCTACCCCATCCTCATAATCTCTACCAGATTGTACTTTTATGTTTCTTTTTATTTTTTTATTTGGATTCTTTGGCGGGTCATTTGTTTCTTCAACTTGTGCTAAGTCTTCAAGGGATGCAAGCAAAACATTTCTTGGAACAAAAATACCATCCTCTGTGTTTATTGGCCCAGCAGGGTGTAGCGCAACTCTGTGGAATCCAAAATTCTTGTTTAAGTCGAAGTTGACACCTCCTTTAATAACTCTTGGAGGATTTGTTTTATAATCTACATTTAATTTATATGGTCTGGAAAGTTTTCTAAGAACAAAAGTTTGACCAGAATATGTTTGCTTATTGATTTGGCTTACGGTTGGTCCTGGCTGAGTATTGTATTTTTCTGCCGTCTCAATTATATTATCGCGCTGTTCATCAACGGCGTCATTTCCAGACGATACTACATCTGAGTTTTTTCTAATCGCACGATTTTTCCAATATTCAGAATTATCTCTCTGAGAATTAGAAGCTGGGTGGTGGGCTCTTTCCCAATCAAGTGTTTTTTCTCTAATTCCTAACATCGGAGTCTCTGGGTCTTGGGCCTTAAACTCTATTGTTGGGAATTTGGATTGGTACTTATTCCTCTCAAGCACATGTCCCTCTACGACATCAAATATGTTTTCTGATATTACAGCCGAGGCAGGTAATAATTGCTTAATTATGTCACCGAGAGAATCGTCAAACCATTTATAATATTCAACATATTTTTCAACCTCCTTAACGTTCTCTACACGACGGAAGAAAGCTTCTCTGAGTTTCTCAAGAGCCTTATAGTTCATTCTATAGCGGTTTACAGGCTCTCCAATTAAGTTATTAAAGTCTACAGCGCCAGCAAAGAATTTTAACATTTCATCTGATATTGCACTATACATACTTTTTTCTAAAGTGTGATGGTAGCTTACAACGTCTTCTGGGATTCCAAATAACTCTTGAGAGTCGTCTACGAGTGTAACCATGTCGGATGAAGTGCTTCTTTCTGGATCAACAAATTTAAAAACATTTATTCTCTTATTTTCTATTGCCTTGGTTGAAGAATTGGGGAACCCAAAGCCATAGCCTGAATGCATATAGCCAGAAATATTACCAACCCAACCAAAATTGTTTCTTATCTGCGCTGACCCTGAGCTAAAATCTGTTACATAAAAATTTCCAGTCGAGTCTGAACCGGTCAGATTAGAAAACTCCCAACTCAATGCTAGCATATCTTTATTGAGCACATCTAGATTTTTTATTGCAGGATCAAGAGCGGAAATGTTTTCATAATTATCGCTTATTCCAACATTATCAAAATCAAGAGAGTGCTGTTTCTTTGCATTATAATCAATGCTTTTTAGCCAATAACGAACACCGGATAGCAGCACGTCACTTTTATTCACCAAGGAGCCAGTTATATTTTGTCTATAAGCGCCTGCGTAGACTCTTTTAGCAGATTTTAAAAAGTTGTTGCCTTGTGTTTTTGTTAATGTTTGCTCAAGCGAGAAAGTGTCCCTGACATCACCAAGAAGCGTATTATGCCCCTCAAACCTTAATATATAATTATAGTCATCAGAGCCAGTAACAAATTTAACACTACCAGATTTATTTGGCTCAATAGAAACTGAAAAATTCCAGTCTTGATTATTATAAACCCCAAAAAAGACGCTACTGGTCATTTCAGAAAATGGATTTGGAGAAATCGAAGAAGTTAATTTAAAGTATGCATTTTTTGATTTTTCGCTCTCACGAACAGCAAAAATTTGAAAGTTGGTATTGTCTGTTGATAAAAATTTTGTATCATCGGGGTTTTGAACGCTTGCAGATACTACACCAAAAAGTGATACTTCGGAAAAACTCCTATCAATTACGTCTACCGTAGTCCTGAAATACGGAAATGTTATATCAGCTTGTACAGTTGCACCGTAAGCAAACTCATAACCCTCGTTTTCGGAACCTGATATGTATCCAATTGTGTTTGCTGTGTTGGAGGGGTTTTGCCTTTGATATACCACAGCATCAACACTAGATGAGTTGTTGAAATTTATATAATTGTTTAATTTTGTTGTTTGTTCTAAGTTATTTCTTAATTCGTATCTTGCCTTATTTGTGTATGTATTTAATTTTATAATTTGGTCATCAATATAGAAACATCTCAATATGCTTTTAATTGATTTTTCAGTGCCTTTTGATTTAAATATTGATGCTAAATTATTATATAAATTTAGATAAATAAGATTTTTAGTATCTTCTAAATCACTTTCAAAATTAAAATTTTCTGTCTTATTAGAGATCGTATTTATTATATCAGAATCAATAAATATTTCTGGTGTGTAAAGACCCAGGGATTGTGGCAAATGTCTTGCAAAAGTAAGAGGCTTATAAGATGAGCTAGTGTACAACGGTTGTTTGAATTCTGTAACTGATTGTATTTGCAAATATAGTTTATCAAAATAGGCACCAACAATATGGGAAACCATTTCTAATTGGCTAGTATCATCGTTTTCAGATTCCTCTATAACCCAGCTTGGGAAATAATTTATAAATCTTGTAGAGTTATTAAGGTCGTAAAACCTACCTTTTGATTCCAAATCTGATTTTAAAGATGACACTGAAGGGTGAGAGCTATAGATGATTGGATCTTTAAATTCGCTAGAAGCAGCGCCCGCTTCTACAATGGCCGATTCAAGTGTTCGTGAAGGTGTGCCGCTCCAAGTTCCATTTGTAATTCTCCCTGCATAGTCCAATACTATTTCATCTGTGGACGTGATGCCAGTTGTGCCCTCATTAAATTTGTAATATACACCAAGTGTTGCATTGGAAACATCAGTGTTTGAGCCACCGCGAGCCTGTGTAAAATAACGCGAACCTATTTGAAAAGCATCTCTTTCAGTTTTCCAAAATCTAAATTCATCGATTGACGCTGATAGAAAGCCTACAGAGCCCGAGGCTATATGGGCGATAGTGCCTTTCTGAGTAAGGGTGTTGACGCCAGCAGATCCCAGCGCATCTGACGAATCTAGTCGTCCATTAACATAAAGTTTTGTTTGAACACCAGCGCTAGCACTTTTAAAAGATAAGGCGTAGTGTGACCAAGACGACACCGACGCGGTGGTCGGCGTTGAGCCAACCTGTTGATTAGAAAAAACTGCTGCTGACGAGTTATCAAGGCTAACATGAAAAGGCGAGCCTGCTGTGCCAGATAGATATATTGTTAAAGCATCTCCACCAGATGAGTTTGTCAAGTGGAAAATTGTTTGCTTTGAGTTTGCAGAAGGGCTTGGCGCTTTTAGCCAAAATTCAACTGTTACCCCTTGTTGAAAATCACATTTAAGGTTTGATTCTCTGGTTCCACCGCCATAGTCTGAAGGCTTGTTGTTATCCTGATATATATTAGATTCATATATATTAGCTTGGCTCCGCTTACTAGAATCGGCATCTTTAAATAAATTTCCAAGTGTTGTATACGAGGTGGCGTGAGGTCCGCCCTTTAGAGTAATATGCGAAGAGCCATCAAAATTTGCGTAACCATTTGTTCTTGGATATAAATTATCAAATATATATTTTTCATGTGGTAACGATTTATTTACAAATTCGTTTATTTCAGCGTCAGACCCATCATATGGAAAGAAATCGTGTATTCTTTCAATTGCTGACTTATAGTATAAGTGGGCAGAGCCATACTTAGCAAAGTTTGCTGGTTCTGAATAGTCTATTTGCGGAACAAAAGTCCTCTTCAGTTCCAGCTTTTCTTTTACATTTTTTGTAGATTCAACATTTTCCAACAATTCTTTATTTGTTGTTTGCGGAAGTAATGTTCTTTGCTTGCCAAATAAATCTTTAATACTCATAATCTTCTACTCGGAATAGGAATTTCTGGTCTTGCTCGATCCAAGATTGCCTCTGTGAATCATAGAATGCGAGCTTGATGCCATATTCGTATCCCGGTTCAAGAAGCGACATGTCGAGGTTGAAATAGTTTCCTGAAACATCATAGGAGAGTATTGTTTGTAAGTTCGAACCCGTGCCGTGTGGTATAGCATTATATCCATCTAAAACCCTATAAACTCTGTATGATGCGCTAGGAATTATTGTGTTTTCTATTTCCGTTGACGCTACTGTGTAAATAGTTGGGGACCAGTTTTTGTTTCTCACATAAACATTGAAGCGAGCTTCCTCTTCGCAGAAATACTTGCTTCTCAAGTTTTTTATATTTACAACATACCGATAGTTTCCATTTGAGAAAGAAGTGGCAGCAAAACTTTCGGGGCTAACGCTGCCGGTAAAGTATTCAACGCCGCCGGTATGCCACACATCTCGCAAAGTTGAATAAGAACCCTCGACACATACAGAGCACGAATACACACCAGTCGAAACATATCCGCCGGTCGCGGGTGTGTTTACTGCCTGTGTTACTGCGCTGTCACCGAGTGTTTCGTACAAGTCAACAAAAATCTCTCCTGTTCCAACAGCAGGTATATTTGTTAGTCTACCACGAACATAATTGTATAGGTATAAAGTATTAAGGTTGTCAGTTGCAGGTGCCAATGATGATGACATATAAAAATCACCGCGATCATCTTGTAGTGACGAATTCCATCTAGCTTCAATTACGGGCTTTTTAAAGAAATATTGTGTTCCTCTTGCGAAAAAACGCTTTGTATAGTATGAATCTTCTGCCCCGGTCGGGTTGGCCGATGATGACGCTTCGTTGGAAGATGTTAGGCGCAAGCCAATACCGTAGTTTTGTTTGGTTCCTGCGATCCATTGTTCTACAAGTTCTGAAACATCAATCTCCAAGTCTTCAAGTCCTGTAGAAAATTGCTGAGTAAATACGGGTAACGAATGATAATCACCGCCGGCGGTAGTCCAATTTGTTGTGGAGTTGGCTGCTACCCAATTTGATTTTCCAAGATCTTTATAATTTTCGAGATCTAAGCCATCGCCTTCGTTCCAAGATCTTGAAATTGCCTGTGCCACGATAGTAAAGTTTTTTGGAACAGTTCTGACAGTTTCTGCATTAAATAAACGTAAGTAAAAACTAACATTACCCGATGCCGGTATTGTTCCTGCTGCACGATCTGATGAAATGGCTCCAATGTCAAATTTAGTCAGAACTCTCGATAATTCAGCAGAGGATGTGGACGCGCGAGCATAAATTGAAAACACTTCGCTGACATCAGCCTGACCCATATTTGAGCCTGTTGCGCGGGTGGTTAGATTTTCTTTAAAAGCGTTTGAGATAGTGTTATCTGCATCAGCCACATAGCGTTTAATAGCCATTATTTAACCTGTCCTTTGATATCTGTATCTGGGTATTTAATTTCAACAATTGCATTTTTTGGTATAACTAGTTTCGACCCATCGGGTGACAAGTTTTTCTTGATATCAATTGAATTGCCTGAATAATTTGTCCCTGTCTTGTTGATCATTATGATGGATAAGACTTCATATACGCCTGGAACCTTTCCAAGTTCTTTATACATTTCTGATATATTAACATCTTCTCCAATGTAGTAAGGAGTTCCAAAACGTTTTCCAATAGCCTCTACGCATCTCTGATTTAAATCAAATTTATTGACACCTTCTCTTGCGGACACTACAAAGTTCACGCCCATATTGATAATAAATGGGTCAATTATGTCTATTGTATCGTTAATCATTCTATGCTGATTCAGCCAAACTTTTAAATTTTTCTTTATCGTGTCGCTGGATAAGATTAATTTGGCAAACGAGTCCTCTGAAACAATATACATATTTAAGTTTCTTTTTTGAGAATCTGGATCTCGCTGTACTGAACATCTTTTTATCGAGCCAAATTTAGACGGCATTCTATATGCCAAGTTCTCATAATCTACTTGTGTAACAGCGCGGTTTTGAGTGGAAAAAGAATCATAAATTCTTCTTTTTATTTCGCCTGCGGTTGGGGTAGATATATCTCCTGTTATCGGCTTCTCATTAAAAATCTCAATCGAGCTTATGACAGCATCAACCTTAGAACTAATCAAGCTTGGCCTATCTTCAAATTCAAAATTTGTATTAGCAACCTTATTTAGAGCGCCGACTGCTACATTTGAGTTTGTTGGATTTGTAACTCTATAGATTATTTCTAGCGTGGTGTTTGTCGGGACTATGCCAAAATTTTGATTTTTTGTTAGTTTAGTTGGGTCAAATGTTGTATCTGTGACATACGACTTTCCAAAAATATTCATGGCAACTTTTTGTGGATCTGCCACAACGTCAGATTCATTAGGGTTTCCTGAGCCAAATTGAATAAACGTTCTTGTTCTTTCAGTAAAAGATATAAATTTTCTTGAAACTAGCAAAGGCTTCATAATAGATGGGGCATTTTCATTTTTAAAATTATTGTTTGAAAATTCTTGATAAATTATGTCTTGCGATAAGTTGTCCACTTCAAAATATTCGTTGCCCTCGGCATCTGTAACGGAAATGATTTCGGAAATATTATTTGATTGCAATTCTATAAGCTTAAATCTTTCAAAGTTGCCACAAGTATACGTATCTCTTTTAAAAAATCCAGACACCACATTACCATATGCCTTAACAGCGAAGAAAGTAGGTGCGCCCGTGGCAGCATCTACGTTAGCAACCACTACTTGATTTTTTGCATCTGAGAAATCTACATTTTCTAACAAAACAAAGTTTAAGCCAGATTGTGATGTAAATCTGCTTCCTCTTTTTAAAATGGGCAAATAGCTATCATCAGGTCCAAGACCCACTGTAGAGGCCGGAACTAAAACATACAAAGAGGCTACGCCATACGTGGAAGGTCTGCCTTGATTTTTGTATCCCATAATTCTTCCATGTCGAAGAACATTGGAATATTGATACGACGTATCGAGGAACATTTCATTGACATTGTAGTCCAGATAAAATGATAGCTGATCTCCAACGTATGCTATAGAATCGAGAACTATTGAGCCAAAAGAGGCTTCACTGAAATCTTGAAAAGTATCAGGATAAAACCTTTCTGCTATTTGTTCTAGATCTGATCTAATCCCAGTAAATTCACGATTTGTATAATTAATGGGTATTTTTTTCTTTGGGTCTTGTGGCATATATTGTTACCTTTTCAATTTAAATAGTAAATTCTAACAAATCACTTACAGCGATTGACGGTATAGAATACACTAACCTAAATGATACTTTATTTGAATCAGGCTCTAAAGAAAAGAAATTGACTTCTTCTACTGTTACAATCGGCATGTATTCCTGCACCTGTTCTCTAATCCTATTATCTATTCTTGCATAAACATCACTCTCAAAACTTTCAAACAAAAATTGTTTTATCCCAACGCCAAACTCAGGCTCCATAACCCTTTCGCCAGGATTAGTGAGAATCAGCATTTTTAAATTTTGACTTACCATAGCTGTGACTTGCTTGATCATCCCAAACCCGTCAGTATTATCAAGCGATAGAGGTAATCTTACACTAATAGAAGCCATTTTTGTTCTCCTCTATAAATACTACGCACTAATCTTTTTTATCACACATACCGCCATCTGCATTAAAAGGATTGCTTCTTAGCATTCTCTTCTTCCACCAAGGGAGAAGTCTTTGTCCAGATGCTGGTCTAAAGGCAGCAGAAAGCTGGGAGATAAGTGCCTGACCGGGACCATCAGAATCGTCGCCGCCAGGATCAAAATCTCTTGAATTATAGAAACCCTTAAATAATTTCTTTACCCTGAATTTGGATTTTGTGAATATGTTTTGATCCCACTTATCATAGTGTAATAAGAATAGTCCATTACCGACGAAAAATCCAGGTGTCCTGTTCTCGGTTGCAAACCAACCATCACTGCCATCTCCAGCCGTTATATTTACAATTGGGTCGCCTGTCTCGTCATCGACTCCATCATACGATACCGCTATGTAGCGACCGGGCTTAGAGCTAGCTGTACCTGACTCTTCACCAGCACTAATTGTTTCCCCAATTGAGGGAACGAACGCCATATCGTTGTAGATTGCGATTGTTGATAGAATTTTGTTTAGTGGAAAAACATATTTAACAATTGCATTGAAATCTGGATCATCGAGTAAATTATTAATAAGACAAAGAAGTAATTTTGTATTAGCGTTGAGTTCTTGGAACTGATCGATTGGTAAATCAAGAGCGTCTACTTCAACTGAAACTACTCTGGTAACACCAACATAAAATTCAATCCCATAACGAACGCCAAGCTCACCCGTGATGCCAATTGCTGAGCCATTTTCATCAAGAAGAAGCTCCATCGTGCCTGGGAATAAATCGGATATATTTGTGTCGCTAGGTTCCAACCCAGCATCAGTTGCCGCGTTGTTAAGTATTTCTCTAGCATCGTCATTGCTATAAACCTTATCACTTCCCACTCTGATGTATTTACGAATTTTAAATGGCTTGCTATCAGAAGTGCTGGATTCGTCCCAAGATATATCTCCGATTGGAACTATCACCTTGTTAGCAGATACTCTCAGCACTGGATGATCATCCTCAGTGTGGTAGGAGCCCTCCATATAAATTGGATCTCCTTCTTCATCTATGTGTATATGATAATAGCCAGAATACTCTTCCCCATCTTCTGTGATAAAGACCCCAGGCGCGGCGTATAAGTCGCTGGCAGCCTCTAAATCTTCTGTGGGTACTTCTTCAACTTGTTCTTTTATTTCTTTGTCAATTTCAAGATCAAGAGCGCCAGCGGTCAATTCTTCAAGAATATATTTTCTTATATCTCCCACCATGTCCTCTTCGCTAGCAAGGCCAACATCTTGCATATTTTTAACATAAGTATCAGCCATAAATTGTAGCTCTTCGATCACCATTTCTTGGAAGATTAGTTTTGCATCATCTTCGGTCTCTTTAATCACTTCAAGATTTTTGTCGCCTCTGTAACTCTTAAGTGTTTGGAGTCGCCCGGCATCGCCGATGTCTCTTGCTGTGCGGACACCCATGATTGTTCTACCATCTTTGGTGTTGTAGTCATCTTTAAAAATTTGTCTATGCTTGCCTATAGCCTCTTCAATTCTAAGCAATGCATCAACAACTGGAGTAGGAGGATCTGGTAATTGTCCATCTGCATATCTTCTAGCATATGTTTGGACTGATTGTTCTAAGAATGCATACCAAAATTCTTCATCCTTGAACGGGTTAAAGAATTCAAAAAAGCCACTTGGCTGAGCATCCTTAAAATCTTCTTGCATCTTCTCTATGATGTATTGTGCGTAAAGGGAACTAAAAGTATTTTTAAAGTCTGGCTTAAACTTGGTAAATGTGGCAGATGCTTTGAGAATATGAACACTCGCATAAATTCTAATGGCTGCACTTATCAAGCCTTCAATACCAGCCTTCGCTGGACGCTCAAGAATCCTATTGTAAGGCTCCTCGCGCACACAATCGGGATCTGTCTTGAGCCTTTCATCTTCTGGAATGCTAGAATATGTGCTATTTATTCTTTCTTGAATCGAGCCAAAGTCGATTACGTCTGTTCGATATGGTTTGCATGGTCCAATTTCTGGGAACATAACATTTACAAACCCAAGCCAACCAGTGTTCTCTACTGGCTTGATATATACGGGAGGGTTAAAATAGTTTCCACCATGCTTGGCAGGGTCTAAGTAATATACTCTCGCCTTGTCTCCGTTATTATATTGATCCCTACTGACACCCAATACTGCATCTTCGTTTGTGATATCGTTATTGTCAGCATACGTTGCATATAGGATAAACTCCCCGGCATCGTTTTCCACACCATAATCCACATCCGAATAACTTATATCATCATATTCGGCACCATATGTAAACGCCTTTTCATTTGTATAGACTTGTTCGGCAAAGTTCTTAAACAACCTATCCATAATTGCATCATGCGTGTTCTTTACGTCTTGGGCGCTGGGTGGAGTACCTCCAGCTTTTTCTATAATATCTTGAAGCATATACACTTGTGGAATGTAGTTTTTTGCCTTATCTCCGGTCTCAGAAAATCTTCTGTAGGATAGCAAGTCAAGTCCGTCAAGTCCATTATCCGTGGAAAGGAACTCATAAGCTCGCCACTTTAGAATCGCTCCACCTTTATTTTTCTCCTTTTTATCAGCATCTCCTCCAGCTTCGGCATAGGCACCCTCACCAGCTTCAACTTTTGCTAATGTATTGACAACATTTGTAATGACTATTCTTGCATTGTCATCCTGCCTATTCTTGAACTCGTCATCTTCCTTGACTATATCAGACAAGAATAGTTTCATATTAAATCCATATGAGAATGGAGCTTGACTTTCGGAGTCAGCGGTGCCCTTAGCATTATCTCTAAACTTTAATTCTAAATCGGCGGACTTCTTTCTTGCCTTGCGATTAAACTTTACTCGCTCTTCGTCAAAATTAACGCTAATGTCAACGTTGTATCCCATATCGGGTATATTAAGAAGATTTACATCTCCAAACAAACCATCAAAATTTAAATCTTCAAATGATTTTCTAGATATTTTGTCGTCTCTACCTTCATTTGTAGAACTAAAACTACTAGCCAAGAATTGCTTTGGCATCTCTTCCATTAGCCAGTCTGCAACCTTATTAGGAAACGCCCCTTGCTGGTTTTGTGTTTTTGCGAAGGTTGCATCGTCACCGTAAGACGCACCACCATCACTTTGAGCATTAAAATCTACATACCTTCTCTTAGAAAGCCAGCCGCCAGAGTTAAAAGACTTTCTAACGTGTGCTGTATATGGGTTGCCCATAGTATCAGAAAGCACCATATTCATAAAGCCCCAGTTTCTCTCGCCTGGGCCATTCCCAATCATATCATAAGTGTAAGCAATTTTAAGTGCTTCCATGTTGCCGTCAAGAGCGTTGGTTGTTGCCTTAGCAATTGCTTCTGGTTCAAAAGGTGCCAAACCATTATCGCAGCCAGGATCAGATAATAACGGGGGTAGGTTGTTTTCAATATAGGCTGGAATGCCGTCATTTAAAATTGTTGCAAGATCATCAATATCATCTTTAAAAGTGTTACGTGCGCTATTACAAAGTTTCGCAATCTGTTCTGGGGTGGCTCTTCCTTCAAGCAATCCTGCTCTGGCAGAACAAAAATCTTCAATTTGCTGCGGGGTTGCACAAAGAGTTGGGTTTGCCGGCAACTCATCGTCATCACCAAGACCGCGAGCAAAGTCCTTAACTGCTTGCTTAGCTGCTGCTGGCATAAGGTTTCCGACATTGCCAAAGAAGCTAGAAATATTTTCCCTACTGTCGAATGCTTCTGCAAATTGTGGATATTCAAACTCTACAAGACTCTGAATAACTTTAAGAAAAGTCTCAGATGGGTCTCCTATGACCGCATTTGATAGTTCGCGGCGGGTGGTTGCGGCGGACATGTCTTCAGCAAACGCCATTACTGCTTCTCTATCAGCAAATGCTGCGCCGCCGGCGCCCATCTTTTGGAACATATCAACAATTGTGTCATCGATTTGCTCATCTGGAGTGTCAGGACCACAAATACTCTCACGAATTACATCTTTAAATGTGCTCCTTCCAGTAGCGATACTTGGAAGGGCGGCAGCAATATCTCCGACTGTTTCAAGTGCCTTACATATAGCATTACCAATAAGCTCACAAAGCTTAATAATGAGTTTAATTATAATTTTTACAACAAGTTTCTGAATTTGTATCTTAATAATCAAAAACAAGAGTCTAAAAATGTCTTTTAATTTTGGTAGATAAGCAAATGGATTCTCAAGTCTCGGGAGACCTATGTGGTTAGTGTTTCTACAAAAAGGTAGTTCAATATCTTTCAAAAAATCTGCTATACTTGGATCAAAAATTGGTGGAATTGGGCAGTCAATAAGTGCGATTATCTTAGATATAATTTGGGCGCCGGGAAACTTGTTGAGAATGTCCATCAAATCTAGTAGATTTTCGCTATAAACTTCAATTAAAGCGGCGATGTAAGCTTCCATAACAACGCTTGGATTCAATTGAGAACCAGCATTTTGCAATTGAGCTTTGACGGTCGCATTCGCAACATCAGATTCTCTTGAAGTTGCTGGTGGGATTCCTGATGGGGTCATCGTCTCATAAGAACCTTCACGCATCATATCTTTATTTTGCTTACTTATAAGCTCAGGGTTCTCCCAGGGCACTTTAAACTCTGGTTTTACAAACAATTCTGCATCGCTATCAACATCTACTCTAGCGTTTTCGCCTTCGGCAGCTTGATCAGAAACTCTTTGTGCCTGCGAATCAGGCTGGAAGATGTCACCTTCATTTAGTTTTTTCTGCACAAGGGCGTTAAGCTCTTGTTGTTTATCTGGTGGTAGTCCAATAAAGAGGTCACCAAAATTTTCAATAGACATGGCAGTCAAAGCTGCTTTAAGCATACTGGCCAAAGCTTCTTCTAGCGTCATTCCCTTAAACAAGCATTGAAGGGCATCCAACATTAAATCGAAAAGACCACAAACTCTAATCTTATCTAAACCATTAGCCCAAAGTAAATCTAATTGTCTTGTTGCATCACCACCACCAGCAAATCCTGCCAATATTAGCGCACAGAAGTTCCCAAATACCTGATCGTTTTCGTCCAGTTCCTTGAATGCCTGCTCAATAGCAAACGCTCCAATATTTTTTGATGCATCTTCGTCTTTTCCGGTAGGGACAAATTTTGCTGCGTCTATTTGATCAACATTCGCCCCCTGGGCAGCCACATCTTGTGCTGCCTTTGGAATTTGGCCAAATTTTATTTTTTGTCCCAACATTTCTTTGTAATCTTCATTACAAAGCATTTTGTGGAACTGTGCCGCAATTGCGTCTCCTAAGCCAAAAACATCATCTAAAATATCTTGACCTAGTTGTTTGCCCTCGGCGGCAAGGTTGCCTGCAATACATGAGCCAACAGAATTTTCTGGATCAGTGTTGGTGTAGCCAGCATTGATGACTGACTCAACTTTTGGATACGTGTATTCTTTTACAAATTCAAGCCATGGCTTGGGAACGCGGGCTGTTAAATCACGTTCCATTTTTTTCATCTGCGCAAAGTAAGCGACTGCTGTTCGGTTTTTCCAAGCTGATTTTTTATTGAGGGCTTTCAATTTTCTTTTATTGAATACTTTTGGCTTTTCTCCACAAGTCTCAGAATAAACTTTCATCTTTTTGAGCCTATATTTACCAGTAAAAGTAAACTCTATCCTTGTTACTGTGTCCTCAAAAAGTCCACCAATTCCGCCAACGCCAGCGATATTAAAACCTTTGTTATTGAGGAACTCATCTAACTGCGGCAGTAGCCCGGCAGTAATCGACGCACCCGGAAAAAATCCAGCATCACCATATTTTTCTAAATTAAATAAGCCTCCAGTTTCTATAAAAACAAGGGAGCCACCATCAGTAAATTTATAAACTTTTTCATAACGAGAATATAAATTCAAACCTTTTCGGATGCGTATCATATCAGTGGCCATATCGGTGGCTATGTAATCAACAGTCACATCTTCTGGCTCTTCTTCTTCTTCCTCATCTTCTTCCTCGCCCGCAAGCATTGATAGAATCTCAAACGGAAAAGAATATAATAACTGTAAGTGAGAAGATGGCAAAGCTTCAAGATAGTAATCTTTGAAGTCTACATTTTCCGACAGGATTGCCTTATTGTCGTCTGTGGCGCCTTTGTCATAAAAATCTAAAAATTCTTCATATACTTCATCGGCATATTGTGCATAGAAAGCTTGAAGGTTTGCTTCGGCTTGTTCTTCCGTTGTTGTAGAATCTCCTCCTGTGGTGGTCTCAGGGGTTGTAATTGCTATTTGATACTGGCACAATTTCTCATTGAGAAATGGTTCAAGTGGCGGTGAGGTCTTCCAATTTGGAACTAATGCTTTTGGATTTGGAACACAATCTTTACAAACTGGCTGTTCGCGTGCAAGTTCTATCTCACAAATGTCAATAAGTGAGTCGCCATTCCGATCTTGATATTTTAAAAATTTTGATTCTGCCATTATAAACTCTCTATTATTTAGGTCGTCTTAACACTTCTACTACATATCCACTTGTAACTAAAAGGATACAAATAATTTAGTTCCCAGTCATAAGTCTTGGTCAATCTTGCATGATAAAGAGGGCTTAGCACCTGTGAGGGGAGTCCGACTGTATTTGATGTTCCAATGGCGCCTGCGGCGGCGCCATGTGGCGGGAAAACAGCACTTGAAGCAAACGCTGTGGCTGTTTGGGTATTTATCGCAGTTTGTATCAATGCAAAATTTATTATAGCACCCAATATGTCATCTAAAATATCGCTCAGTTCTCGTAGAGAATCACGAGTATTGTAGCCCATAGCAACAGGTTGCAGAGTTTCAATAGTCTCTTTTCTTCCAGAAAAGCCACGAACTTCTCTTGGTTCAACATTGTTCCCAGCAATCAGTTCAATGCCAGGGGCTGGCTGTGAAATCTTGCCTCCCAGTGAATTAGTTTCGCCTTTAAGAGCAAAGCCTTTCCATGCATTACCTTTTCCTGTTACAATTTTGATTCCCTCTCTACCAAAAATTCTAACGCCATCAGCTTTTATACCAACTGCACTTCTAGCACGAGGATTACCAACAGATCCCTCCACAATACCAAAATTAGTATCTATATCGGTCTGCTGGCTTATATAAATTCTTGCAGCGTCTGCTGCGAAGTTGTTATCAACAAAGGTGCCATCTTTAACGCCTTTACCGCCTCGTGCAGATGACATGCGGCCTACAACCAAATCAATAGAGGCGGCGCGGCTGCTGCCCTTGGCTCCATAACCGGAAGCCTCGGAAGTTGGCCTGTCTGTTCCAAGAACAACAAATGCCCCATTTTTGGATATAATTTTTTCGTTTGGAGCATTTTTATATTGGGCGCCAGCTTCATCAATCCAATTATTCATGTGCATAATACCACTATTGGGAGGTGTGGTATTGACAGTCTTGTTTTCTTTTATTCTTTGCTCTGTTGAGGAGCCCTTATCTGATAGTTTTTTTGCCATTTTAATGTCCGTCTACACTCCAGTGCCATGGTTCTACACTATAATTTTTAAAACCTTCTTCTTGTAGTCCAAGCAAGTAAGCATAAGTTTTTGATTGCCTTGCTTTCGAGTTTTGTAGTTTTGCTTTTTTGGTGCCGTCTTCCATTAAAATCCCTTTAAAATCTATAGCGCAACCATATATGTGTCTGGAACCACCACCCTTGGAGACTGGTAGACGTGCTGTGGGGGGATCCCAAACACCTTTCGTCTGTGCAGCTATATATTCTCCTACACTTAATGGTCTTGTAGCGTTTTTAATCCTCAAACTTATTTGAGTTTCAACCGTTCTAATGGTGCTTCCACCATCAATGGCTTCACCAAAATTTTGTGCCGTTACCATGTCATATTTTTGTTTTACTATGTCAAAAAATTTAGGGTGCAGAGTTACGCTTCTTGTTCCTATTTTGCCTTTTTTGCATTTTTCTAAAGGAAATCCAGGCAAATTGCCGCACATACCAGAAGGTGGGGCAAAGTTGCCCCCAGTCATTCTAATATATTCATCATATATTTCTTTAACCTTCGGATCATCAAGAGGGGGTCCGCCAATATTCTCTCCATCATTATAGGACGACGCGGGGCTGGCGTCTGCGTTATTCATTATGCTCTGTAACGAGTCACAATTAACAGCAGTGGCAGAATCATAATCTGGATTTGTAACAACCTTTATATGTTTTCCATGTTGTAAATTATAGCCAAATGAATTTTTTGATAGTTCGACTTCAACAATAGAGTTGATTGCTGGCAACGACATTGCACTACCATCTTCAACATTTGAAACAAATAGTGTGTGCATTGCTATGATTTTTAAAGCCTGCTGTTGGTTAGCAGCGTAGGTTGTGTCACAAGGATCTGGTAAAAATTGATGTGGCGAGTTATCGCCAATAATTCTCGCTCTATAAACAAATTTATTGGTCCTTTTAATAGCGGTTGCATTGCTAGAGTTTGTAAAATATTTTAAATCATCGGGATCAATTGGTATAGGATTAGACAAAACAACAGCGTTAAACTTACTTCTGTTTCCATAGGAGTCATATTGAAATCCTTTTCTAATTGAGTTTCCAAAAAGCTGAAAACCTTCTTCTGGTGTTGAAAAAGCTGAAAAGTCAACATTATCTTTGATTGCCATTACGCCTCTCCCTGAATCATATCAAAGAGACTAGCCTTGTCTTCGTCAGTCAGTCCGACTTCCTTGGTTCTTTCCTTTTGTTTCAAGGTGAGAACCTTCACTAGCTGTTCATTAGAACGCTGCATGGTTTCGATATGCTTTGCGGCTACAGGTGACAGGGCTCGGTTGTTTTCTGCGTTTTGAGCGATCTGGTTGGCCAATTCATTGAGGAACTCTTTCGCAGTATCGCGATCATTCCGTATGTTCTGTATTGCCTCATCCATCAAA